CGGCATACTATTGCCACAGTCGGGGCAACGGTTGCTGGTTTAAGTAAATCTAGTCTGTCAGAAATGCGTCTTGCGCTGCCCGGTCAATATTGGAATTCGCCAACAACCGCATGGATGATGCATCCATCTGTGATTGATGTTTTGACCAAAGCGGTATCGGCTGGCAATGTTCCATACTTTGTGGAAACCGGCACAAACAATGGCGGTTCTGTGGTCAATGTATTTGGTTGGCCTGTAATTCCAAATCCATATTTAGATGCTTGGACAACGGCAGGTAATATTTCTATTTATCTTGCTGATTGGTCAAAGTTTTTGACAATTGCTGATGTTGAGGAAATGACTGTTCAGGCAATGGAACAGACTGCGCCCGGTTTTATAACGATGTTTGCTGAAAAGCGCATGGTATCTACTGTGCGTGATCCATTTGCCGGTGTTCGTTTGATTGCGACTTAATTATGCCAGTTCAAGAGACAGGACTAGGATACGTTCAACTTGCGCCAACGCGCAACCCGTTCAATTACGATTGGTTTGAACAGACAAATCGTAATGTTTCTACGGGTTGGTTGACATTATCCGAAATTCGGGAACAGCTAAATTTGTATTCTGATACAAGTCAGGATACTTATTTGACTTCGCTTGAACTAGCAATTCGCATGGCAATTGAAGATTATTTAGGTGCGCCAATTGTGACGGTGCAATACAAATCTTATTATGGTCTTTCTGCTTTGTACGGTTCACCATTGTCATTGGATTTGCCTGAGACATCACAAGGTGGCGTGACCATTAATAGCGTTCAGTATTACAGCGATGCAACACCAACGGCGCTGACAACAGTATCGGCATCTGCTTATTATTACGATCCAACAGGGCGCAAAGTAATTTGCTCTGATCTGCCGACAAGCATTAACACGCAAATGACTTCGCCAGTAATTGTGACGTATACACTTGCGGCATCACCATTTGCAACATATCCGGTTATTAAACAAGCTGGTCTGCTTTGGTTTACGCATTTGTACAACAATCGTTCTGCGGTTGGTTCTACTGTTGGACAAACCGCACAGATACCAATGGGTGTAGATACATTGTTGCGCCCATATAAACCGTTGGTGATGTAATGGTCGCAAGATATGAGGAAGCACAGGTCTATACTTTGGGGTTTACAACTTCGGCTTATGGCGATACGGTAAAAACAAAGACTTTAAAGTTTCAGAGCAAAGCAGAAATTAAAGAAGTAAAAAATGATTTAAGAATTACAGATAAATATCGAGTTTATGCGGGCATAATTAATTTAACTTTTAATTACACACCATTCACGCGAGATATGTACGACAACCAGAATTTATATTCTATTGTTTGGCGCGGATTAGATTGGCGAATTGATAGCGCAATGGAATCAAACGACAGAATGAAAGTGACGTTTTTGTGTTATCACAATGATCCATCAACACAGGTTTAAACAATGGCTGGTCAAAACAATGTCAGTGATTACGCACTAGCAATACAAGCGCAACTGACATCGACAGTTTCGCCGGTTCCTGTATACGGGTCATTTAATCGGAACTTTGCATCACAACAGAAATTTGTAACATGGAATTTGCGTAATGTTCATCAACCAGTTTATACGGGCAATACGCAATCGGTCAAAGGAATAGACAGACCAATATTCCAGACCAATATATATGCTGGCACATTGCAAGAAGCATTCAGCATAGCAAACACGATAATACAGGCATTGCATGGATACAGTGGGCAGTTTGGTGGGGTAAGTGGATTTTATGTAAGTAAGATTGATATTGATTTTTTGTACAACACATATGAAAACGATATTAATTTAAATTCCATTTATCTGGATTGCACAATGGACATTCCGACATAAAATAACTTTTTAACTTTTTTGAGGAATTAAAAATGGCACTTCCAAATAAAGTATTGCCGGGTTTTTCGGCTTCGCTATATTGCCAACCAACGGCAACACCAACTCCATTAACAGTCGCGCAATTGTCGCTTGTGGCAAGCGTATCGCCTATTGCTGTAATTGGTAACCTGCTGCCCGTTGAGGCGATTCCAGCATTCGGGCAGGATGATGGGGTTGCAAACTTTTCTGTGGCTGGCGCAAGACAATCCGACAAAATCCCGGTGCAGTCTGCGCCTACATCCTTGTCAATTACTGCCGCATGGAATCCTTCAGACGCTAACCTGCTGCTGATGCGCGGTGATGCGTACAGTGGGGTTGTTGATCGTACATTTGTGATTGCTGCTGTTGATGGCGCAAATATTGTTTACTACGCATTTAATGGTCGCGTAAGTCAATTTGATATTGATCCTGCACCGGGTGCAGAAGCAAAATGTATGTTTACGATTCATCCTCGTGGCGGCCAATACGGTTGGTCTAATAACGTCTAATTAGGAAAAGATCATGGCAATCCCAAATAAGGTATTACCCGGCTTTAGCGCATCACTGTGGATGCAATCGGCTGCAACGCCCACACCACTATCAACGGCTAACCTGTCGGTATGGTCGGCACAAGTGGCGGCTATTGTCGGCACATCAGCAGGTGGTACAGGTGTAAACGGTGTTGCGGTTCCTGTTGAGGCGATCCCGGCTTTTGGTCAGGATGATGCAGTGGCAAACTTTGCGGTTGCCGGTGCGCGTCAATCGGACAAGATACCTGTGCAATCTGCGCCAACTTCGCTATCAATCACGGCAGCATGGAACCCATCTGATGCTGCGCTGCTCCAGATTCGCTCAGACGCATATAGCGGCACTGTGGATCGCACATTTGTTATTGCTGCGGTGGATGGCGCAAACACAATTGCTTATGCATTTAATGGTCGGGTATCTCAATTTCAGATTGATCAAGCACCCGGCGCAGAGGCTAAATGCGTATTCACTGTACATCCTCGCGGTGGTCAGTACGGCTGGTCTAACAACTAAAACAATTGCCCCTTCGGGGGCTTTTTTACATGAGAATATATGACAACACAAATCAACAACAACAGCGATTTGCTTGGGTATTTGCTTGAGCAATCGCTGATTGCACCTAAAAGCTGGTTCGGCTTTCCGCAACAAAAACTGACGGGCATTTCGCTGGTTCATGCTATTGCAGCGAATCATGCTGATAAAATGACACCGCAAGAGATTGTTCAATACGTATCTGATTTGAACAACGAAATATATAACGGCATTATTAAAAAAGGATAAGATATGAAACTGTCAGAAATTCTAAAAATTAACCAACAAGTTTTAAGAACTCGATCATTTGTTTTGGGTGGTCAAAACTTTAAGGTGCGCGTTCCATTGTCATCTGAAATGGAAGTTATAAACAAGCGTGTTTCTGAAGTTGATATTACAAAAAAAACGGAAGAATTAATTGCTCCGCTAATTGAAAAAAAAGAATCATTGCAAAGTGAATCAATTGTTTATCTTGATGATGATGTAATTGTTGACGGTCGATCAATAAAAGACTTGGCAAAAATTACTGCTCAGACAGAACAAAGAGTTTTGGAAATGGTTAAATTGCTTGTGCCGGAAATGGAAGGCGCAAGCATGGACGAATTAACTTACGAAGAAATTAATAATGAGTTTCCGTTTCCTGTGCAATTGGAATTAATGAAGAAAATTGCAGAGGTAATTTCGCCAAGTTATGAGGAAACGAAAAAAAACTAATAGGCTCATTGCGTTTGCAGACTAGAGCATATTTGCTGGCACATGGCGGCGATCCAGATGCAATGAGCGAGGATGATTTTAATATTGTGATGGTTGCATTAAATGATGGCTTTATAGGCAACAAGGTAATTTTAAACACGCTTGGATTACTTACTACTGGTGTTTTTAATTATATTCGCGGAAGCAGTTCTAAGGCATATACGCTAAATGAAATTCTTGGTTTGTCTTATGAATACATTTACAGACCATTGACTGAGCAACAAAAAGCAAATGAGGCAAACAAGCGATTATTGTTGTTTATGCAGATGATGCCCGGTGCGGAAGGAAAGTTTAATGTCAAAAGCTAAATTTGAAGGCTTTGGAGAATTTCAATATTTGCTCGATCAAATAAATCAAGAGTTTGGGGTGCAAGACGCACGAAAAAATGTTTTAGTTCCCGCTGCTAGAAATGCGATGAAGATTGTTTTGCAAGCGGCAAAAAATAATTTGTATCCCGGACATGGTGAAGACACGGGTCAATTAAAAAGAACTTTGCAAGTATCAGCAAGACCAGTAAAAGGAAAAGATTTGCGTTCTAAATATGTTGATCCCGGCGATATTGTCATTGCCACAGTAAGCGCAAAAGTTGTGAAAAAATTTGTTGGCACTTCAGGCGGCGGCATTAAAAACATAGGCGATGTTTCTGATGCAAGAGCAATTGCTGTTGAATATGGGACAAAAAATAAAAATATGAGTGTGAATGTTTCTGGCATGAGCAAGCGTTCTGCCTTGGCGGTACAGCGGGAATTAGGTACTGTGCGAATGGCAGCAAGACCATACTTGCGCCCGGCGATGGAAAAAAATCGTGATGCTGTTGTAGAAAGAATGAAAATTGAATTAAAAAAAGTATTAGAGAAATATCGTTCAAAAAATACAGGTTAAATTATGTCATTAATTGCCCGGCTTGGCGTTGTACTTGGTTTAAATATTGATGAGTTTATCAAGGGTACAGATGCGGCCACAAGAAAGACAAGAGAGTTTGAGTATGAACTAAGAAAGCAGATGCGCCAAACGGAACAGGCGCGGGCTGAATTATTAAACAAAGCAACGATTGGCGCAACTGTACTTGCAGGGGTGATGTATAAAACCTTTCAAGCCGCCGACCAAATTGCAGATACCGCTGAGGCATATGATGTAACCATTGAATCATTGATTGCATTGCAAGCAGCGATGCAGGGTTCTGGTGGCGAGGCTTTAAACGTAGGCACATCACTACAAAAACTAGCAAGCGCGCAACAGAGTGCCATTGATGGCAGCGATGAAATGCGTAAGTCATTTGAAAAATTAAACATCAGTGGTAAAGATGTTGAAAATTTAAAACTTGCGGATTTTTATAAACGGGTTGTGCAAGAACTTGCAAAGGTAGAAGATACAACGCAAAGGGCGGCACTTCAGCAAGAGTTGCTTGGCAAAGCAATGAAAGGCGTTGATGTCAGAACCTTTGTAGATAAGTACAAAGAGATGGGCGATCCTGCTCTTGTTGCCGCTATAAAAGAAAATGCACAAGCATGGGACAACATAGAAGCAGCATTTAAATCTATTCTTTATTTTGCACAAAAAGCAGTTGCGCCATTTGCCGCAATTGTTAATTCTATTTCAGATATTGCAAAAGGCATAAATTCTTTTTCTAATTTAGGTATGCCAGCAGTAACAGAATATGGCATAACTAATTACGGTCAACCTACTGAAGCATCAACAGGCGGCAATCAAATTTCGCTTGCACCCGCTGCTGGCGGTTATTCTACTGAAACAGAAAAAGATAAAAACAAAGCAAAAAAAGATGCCGACGAAAAAAAACGCAAAGAAGAAACTCGCCAAGCATTGCAACTTGAAATTAAATTAATAAAAGAAAAATCAGATATTGCAGACAGAATGTTTGCGGTAGATTCTAAAGGAATTGTGTTAGGCCAAGCGGCAATATCACAAGAAAAAATGCTGTTGGACTTAGCTAATGATCTGGCAGAAATTCGTAATACTGCTGCAAAAGATCGCGCAAAAGATAAAGCTGAAACTGATCTAATTAATCAAAAAGAAAAAGCAGCAATTATTGCAAGAGTAAAAGAATTTGGAATAGCAAATGGTTTGCGGCAACAAGGTATTCAGCGTGAGCATGAACTCACAATGGACAATATTGCAATTGAGCAAGAAAAACAATCTGCCGTTAATGATGCAGAATTTGATGCAATATCTGGTTTGCTTAATTTAGAAAATAAAAAATTTGAAATTGGTGAAAATGCTTATGAATTGCAAAAATTAAGCGTTGAAAAACAAAATGAATTAGCAAAAGCTGCCGCGCAAGATTCAAACGCTCGAATTGATATT